GGCATTGCACTCGTTATGAAGGGGCGGCACATGTGCAAGGAGTCACGAGGCGCACGCAAGAAGGGCATCATGACGACAACTATCATTGAAGGTGCATTCCGCGATGATCCTGTCGTTCGGGAGGAGTTTATGCATCAGGTAGGCAGTACAACACAAGTCTGACTATGAAGAAGCATTCCGCGTCTTGTCTAAAATGCGGCGGCGAACTCGTCTGGGATAGGGCGGAAATGGCCGCAGATGTGTACGCCGACTACGAAGGCGATGAAGTAGCGATAGTAGACTTCTATCATTGCCTCCGCTGTGGGTGTAGTTACGAATTGGTAGACCCGAACGAAGAAGAACGTAGCGGTAGCTACAAAGAATATTGGGATAAGGTAGGATAACTTAATCTAAAGTAACAATGGCAAAAAGACAGAAAAAAGTAGTAACCAGCATCCTCGGACTCTTTGACGAGTCACGTAAGGCTGTAGTAAATGACCGCAAGAAACGCGAAGAGGTGCTTGCCGAGCTTGACAAGCTAAACCTCGGCTACGAAGTGTGGGATTACCCCATCGTCGTAAAAGGTGTGACGGTCGGTTTTAACACCACCATCTTCATCAAAGATGACGTTGCGTTTCATTCCGCGCTTCTCGCCAGCAAACCTAAAGCAGAAGCTGTATGTCAAGACAAAGAAGAATAACCCCCAAGGGGCAGATGGAAAAGGCTGTGGGCAGGAGGATTGACCCCAATCTCCTGCCTGCCGCCCACAAGGTACAGATACTGGAGTTCTTGCTGACCTGCGACAAGGGTACGGTTAAAGAGCAAGCTCAGTCTAACGTCGCATTCGTCTCCATTTGCGCCACGCTCTTGCTTGATATGAGGATGGAGGAATACTTCAACATTCTCAGACAATGTCGGGCGATGGAACAGGAGGAATTGTCACAAAAAGATAGGAGGTAAATAGGAAATGGCACTTAGTAAAGACCCGAACAAAAGGAAGCGTCAGTTGCAAAACCTACAGTTAGGTATGGCAAAAAAAGGGGATGTCCTAAACCCAAAAGGCCGACCCCGGAAAACTATTGCAGCCCTGATGACGGAGCTTGAGGCGAGCGGTGTGGTCGCCCCTACTCCCGATGAGATAGGCAAGGTGTTCTTGTACATTGCAACGCTTAAGGAAGAAGAGCTGAAGAATATCGTCTCCGACAAAGAAATGCCGATGATGATGCGCATCGTAGGCAGAGGTGTCCTAGCAAAGAAGGGACTTGACGTGGTGGAACGCATCGTCGACCGTGCGTATGGGAAGGAACGTCGGATAGATATTACCACCAACGGCAAAGACCTGCGTCCAGAGCCTCTTATTATCCGTTTTGTTGCCAGTAGGGAGGACATCGAGAAGATAGAGCAAGAAGTACCTGATATTACCACCGACTGATGCCACAAGGTCTCGTAACAAAGAACTTCATTAAACTCGACGCGGCCTATCGCAAGGGATATACCACAGCATCGGAGCAAGGCTCTTCGCGCTCGTCTAAGACCTACTCCAACGTGCAGTGGCTGATACAGCTGTGCTTTTCTACTCCGGGCATGACGGTGAGTATCGTCCGTAAGACTCTGCCCGCAGTCAAGAGGTCTGTATACCGTGACTTTGTGGAGATAATGACCGACTGGGGGCTGTGGGATTCTCATTTCATGAATCGCTCCGATTTCATCTATACGTTTCCTAACGGTTCGTGGATAGAGTTCTTCTCGTGTGAAAACGAGCAGAAACTTCGCGGCCCCAAGCGTAAGATACTCTTCGTCAACGAGGCCAACGAACTCTCCTTTATCGAATGGCAACAGCTCCAGATGCGAACAACGCTGTTCTCCATTATGGACTACAACCCGTCATTCTCGGAGGAACACTGGATAAATCAGGTAAATCAGGAGCCTAAGACGATGTTCTGGATTTCCACATACAAAGATAACCCGTTCCTCGAAAAAAAGGTTATAGACGAGATTGAGTCGTTGCAATGGAAAGCACCAGCTCTCTGGCAAGTGTACGGACTCGGGCAGCGTGCAATCATAGAAGGTCTCGTGTTTGAGCATTTCGACTTGGTTGACTATATACCCATACAGGCGGAGCGTCATCGTTTCGTGGGCATGGACTTTGGTTACACCAACGACCAGACGGCGATTATCGCGGTACATTTTTGGAATGACAACCTCTACCTCGATGAGATATGCTATCGCACACATATGCTCACAAACGAGATTATCGCGCAGCTAAAACGCATAGAATGGGGGCCAGAGATTATTTCCGAGTCGGCTGATCCTCGCCTTGTGGACGAGATACGGAACGCGGGCTTGGATATTAACAAGGTAAACAAGTATGCAGGCTCCATCCAAGCGGGCATCATGAAGATGCTCCAATACCATATATATATAACGAAACGGTCGGTCAACCTTATCCGTGAGTTTCGTAACTACACCTACCGACAGGATAAGGAGGGGCATTTTACCAACGAGCCTATCGACGCATACAACCACGGAATAGACGCTGTGAGATACGTTATACTGGAGAAGATTCTTGGCGGGTATGGCGGCGGTATGTCCGCTGCGGAAGTTCTCGGCCTTATTTGAGGACTTCCACAAAGAACCACGGGAATTTGTACAGATTCTCGTAAAAAATATTAAATTCTCTCGGAAATAATAATTTTTTCTCTCGTTTATAATACTGGAACGCGAGAATATCATTAATTTTGCAACGTCAAAAATTAATAATTGTTCCACCACTAAAAAGATTACAACAATGAAAACGTACAAAGTTTACAACCTCAACGAAGAGAACGAAACAGCAATGAAGATTTACTTCATGGGTTACGATTACGTTGAAAGCAACGGCATCAATCTCACGCTCGACCTTTACAATAAGGTGTATGAAGGCGAGACTGAGGACGAGACAACACTCGATGACCTTTTCCGCATACTGAACATCGGACGCAAGCCCGAAGGGTTCAACGGACACTCACTCAGCATCTCGGACGTGATTGAGATGGATGGCAAGTTTTACTACTGCGACTCATTCGGTTGGAAGGAGATAACCCTTCCAGCCGCAACCGAACAAAAGGTGGGGTACATCATAACCTCAAACGGGGTAGAGTTCATTGATAGTTACAAGACAAGGGAAGAGGCTCAGGCCAAGGCAGACGAACTCAACGCTAACTATTACCAACACAGGAACTGGAACGTGGAAGAGGTTGAGTTGGAAGAGCCGATGAGTGAATAGAAGCTAACGATTAACAGCGACAGAGATGGACAAGAACGAGTACATCAAAAAGAGTCACCTGCGGATGGTGGAGAGGTTTAACGAAGACCTCGAAGCCTTCCGTCAGGAGACGGGCGATAGCAAGGCTACGCTCTACGAGAATATTTCCACAGGGTTCACGCTCTCAAACGTGCGAGTAGAAAACGGAGAGCTTAGATACAACTACGACGGTCATGAGGACGCAGAGCTTGTAGTCCGAGTCGATGAAGAAACGGGAGAGTGCTATGAGGACGAGGTTCTCGGCATTGCTTACACGATAGGTTTCTGGAGAACTTGCCTCCGAAGAGCTAAAAGATACTGGAGTATGAGCGGAGACCAACTCGACGTTATAAGCGACGGGCTGCGCAAGGACATAGAAGACTAATAACCAATAACCACTAACCACTAACAAGTACAACAATGGCAACGATTCTAACAACAAAAGACTACTTCAAAGACACACCGTATTTCTGTCTTTACAACATTAACCCATCCCACAAAGAAGGAGTGCGGTGGAACAAAGGAGATTGCGTGATTCGCGCGTTTGCAATGGCTGCGGACATCACATGGCTCGAGGCTTTTGACCTCCTGATGGAGAATGCCCGCAAGACCTACAACGTTCCTAACGACAACCTAAACTACGAAACCGTGTTCAAGGCTAACGGTTTTGAAAGGAAGGGCGTAAAGATAGAGAAAGGCAAGAAGCGCATGACGCTCGAAGACTTTTGCAAGGCTCACAAGAAAGGGCGTTACATCGTAAATATAGCCAATCACTTGACGGCAGTCGTGGACGGGGTTTGCTACGACACATGGAACCCCGCAAACAGT